GATCTCGACGTAGTCCAGACTGTCGACAGTCTGCTCGGTGATAAACACCTTCCTACGAGTCAGGTTCGGAATGCAGACGATCTTCGGAGGACGGGCCCGGTAGGATACCTCCACTTTGAGATAGTGGGTGAGGGCATCCGGATCAGTTCTGGACTCACGGGACTTCAGGTTCCAGCCATCCTTCTCGAGGGCCTCAACCATGTCCTCGGGGATCTCAACGCAGAAGGTGCGCTTCGTACCACCAGCGTAAGGACCCTCAGCGGAGAAGTCCTTGAAGAAGATGCGGGCGTTCTCGATAGTCAGGTTGCCAAGTCGTGCCATTGTGTACTCCTTAGAGAGATGTGCGGAAGTCGTTGTGGATACGGTCAAGAGGCCAGGACGCAATCTCCAGGACCTTACGGATAAACCCGGTGAGGTTCTTGCGCTGTCGACACTTGAACAGAATCGACTTGACGCCATTCGGGAAAGTGATCTCCCCGTACACTACGGCCGGGGTGCGATAGAAACTGACCTCGGCATCGTTCTTGAGGTCGAACTGCATCACTCCGGTAAGAGGGCTGTTGAAGTCCGGCTCAATCTTGGATCGCTTGTCGACGAAGGGTGCCAGATCAAGCCCCTCGAACTCTCCGGCCTCCTCATAGAGAGACCCGTTTGGGTGAAAGTAGTCAATAACGCTTGGGGCCTTCTGGCTCATGAAATCCACTCGTCCTTAAGGTCGATCTTGTCGTGCATTACCTGCCTGAGGAACTCACAGGCGATCTGGTACTCGCGGTTGTTGTAAATGTAGATGGGCTTGATAGCGATGTCCTCGTCATGGAGGAACACCCGCATCACTATGATCCGATGGATAGGATCATAGGTGACGATGAAGCTGTCCCCGTTCTTGAGCTGGTACTCAATGATGTCTGGGGCGTTGCAGATGACGAGAATATCGTCAACGTCATTCTTCTCGCGATACTCCACTCCTCGACGGAACGCCTCGAAGCAGTCCTTGAGCTCGATGAACTCAGTGTCAATCCTGAGGTGAGTATCGTGGGCTACGATCTTTCCTGGCATGTGTGCTCCTTTCAGAAAAGCCTATACCCCAAGTTAATGGGGTATAAACTAGAGATCAGTCTTCGGTCTTTTCAGTGATCTCGTCACCGAGCTTCAGTCCGTCGTTGATCGAGTTGACGACAACCTTTCCAGCGTGGGCGCTAGCAACGGAACTCAGGCCGAATACGCCAATCCACATAGCGACCTTGGTAAGGCCAGTGGCGGATTTGACGATCGGCGAGAGGGCGCGGCTAACAACCATACCGGAGCAGGTCTCGACAACCAGACGGACGGCGAGGGTAGCAACGGGGTTCATGATGTGTCCTTTCGTAGAGGGGTCTCATAATACCCGTGGTTTTTGACGCGGACCCCCGGGCCCTTTTACAGACCCGGGGGCTTTTGTTAGACCGTGTCAGGTCCAGTTAGGACGACCGCAACCAGCGTCGGTGACCCACATACGCCAGCGCTGCCAGAAAGGACCGCGAACCCAAACCCAGTGTCCACACATATCACTTCACCTCCTCATGGTACAGTCGGGAAATAGTCTTCCTGCTCGAGCCAGGCATGAATACCAGCTCGTTCAGGCCGTCATGAGTAAACATGTAAGCAGTCCAGTGTACCCAGTTGAAGCACAGAATCTTCCCATCCCGAGGACAGGCGATTCGACAATACCCCAGATCATCCTTGAGGATACGGGCATTCCAATACTTATTGACTCGCCCGTCCTGAGAATATACCGTCACCGTGAAGTGCTTGACGTTGACCCCGTAGATGATCGGATCGTCGAGAACCGGGTCTCGATCCTTCTCAATCGAGTGCTCTTTATACGGACCCCACTGGTTCTCGTACTCAGCCATCGTTGTCTCCGTTCCAGATGTACGGCTCAAGCTCCAAGGGTGAAGGCCTCAAAGTCCCCGAATTCTCCCACCGCAGCCTTTGCAGCGTCAGCAAGACCTTCGAAGTAACGCCACTCGACGTACTCCTTCCAGTCTTCTGCGTGAGCTTCCTTGAAGGACTCGAACTGTACCCACCTGTAACCGGTACTGCCTGATGCGGCATGGTACGCACCATCTTTCTCGCGGAGAAGGATCCCGCCTCCACGGTTCACGGGGACGAAGGCGCCGGTCTTACCGACGAACTCCATCTCAGGGTTGTCTTCTGTTCCGTTGTTCAGATACAGAGCAGTGGTGACGCTCTTGGTCTCCGCCACGTCTCGAATATCCAGCTCCTCCTTCGAGAAGAGCTCCTTGAAGACGTAGGGGTGCTGGAACTGGGCACCGGTAGCACTCCAATTCCCATCCTCGTAGTCGACATATACGGCCTTGTTCACGAGACACATACGGTCGTAAGTAGCCTCGTGCTCGAAGGTGTATCCGTACTTCTTGCCGAACTCCATGACCTTCTCGATAATCTCGGGAGTGGCCCTCGGGATCTTGATCGAGTCGGTCTTGATATGCGCAACGTCGAAGCCCTGCTCCTGGACGAAGTGCTTCAGATCCACCATAAACAGAGCGCCACGCTTTGCGACGATGTTGTCGACGTTCCGGGGGTCCTTGAAAGCATTGGGGAACTTCGCTGCAGTGAGACCGTACACCGAGTTGATGACGATCTTGAGTGCGAAGGCCAGGGCCTCGTAGTCAACCCCCTCCTCGAGGAATGGCTTGAGTGCTCCGTCCAGAAGAGACCCAGCTAGCTTGTCATCGTGGTGCTTGATGGCTACTCGGGCTTGCTTGATCTCGCTGAAACGCTGAGTGTATCGGTCTCCGAAGAGGTTGAGACACTCGATTGAAGTGGGATGCATGCTCGCAACGTCGAGAAGTGCGACGTCGACGTAGATTCCTGGTTCGGCGTAGACGTATCCACCCTCACCGACCTCCTCCCCACGATAGGTAGACTTGCCGAAAGCGTACTGATAGCCAGGGAATTGCTCACTGAGATCGGTGTAAACGAACTCACTCTGGGGGTTCCTGTTCTTCCCGAAGATGATGAACTGACTGTGCTTGTTGGTCGTGTCGTTAGGAGTCAAACCAGACAGTTCGGCAAGCATAAGGCGGGCCTGCCAGTCCGCATGGAGGTGATCAAATACCGCCTCTGTGGCGATAACGTCATTGTCACAGTAAGCTGCAACTTCCTCCCAACGATCCTCAGGAACGTTCTCGTCCCAAGGAATACCAAGCTCCTGGTGGTGCAGACCAAGCTCGATCTCCCACTTCTTGAGGGACATCTTAGTGGCTGCGAAGTCGTACACATCAGTGTAGGACAGGTTGTATGCCTCGACGAACCCTGCCGTGACGCTGTTTTCGATGATCCTCTTGCTCAAGTCATATAGCTTGGCGTTTGTGAAGCCCAGTGTACGAGCATAGAGAATATGGTTGTCGTACTTCCGGCAGTTGAAGCCGACAAGCCGCATCTCACAGAGGGCCTCGATTTCCTCGGGGGTGGGGTTAATCATCCGATGTACCGTCGGATTACCCTTCACCTTCCAGTTCACGAGGAACAGGTTCGGGAAGACCTCGCAGTCGAAGAATACCAGCTCGCCAGTGGGGAACCCGATAGACTTCTCCTCGGGATCCTCATTGGTGAACGGCATCTCCATCACAGTCTTGATTGCCGCCTCAGACTGATGCGTCGAGTTCATAGCGAATGCCAGCACACGAGGCTTCAGGTCCTTGACGTCATAGATCATCCCCTGTTCCTTGGCGTCACGGAGGATCTTGGCGATGAAGTCGACCGAGGGCTTTGTCGAGGGGTGGATCTCCTTCCGAAGGTTGCGCTCAATAAGCTCCCTGACCTTCTTCTCGTTGGCCATGGTGGTCTTGTTGATCACTTTCTTCTCCTTAAACGGCAGCCCCTCCGAAATATGAGCCACCGGGATGTTGTTGCAGTGGGTGACCTTTCTCCTCAGAGAGGAATCACCTGTGAAGACCTTGATCTCAATATCTTCGTCGTAGAGCCTCGCCAGTTCGGAAGGGTCTCCGTCGTAGATGTAGTGGAGGTGAACTCCATTACCACCTTGACTGGTTTCGGCGTAGGTAGGGGGCCATTCTGAGGCGGCCTGAAGGTTTCGATTAAGGTCCTTCCGACCGTCCTGCTTGATATCAAAGTCGATGACGATGTGGTTCTCGGGGACTTTGACGTAGTGGACCTCATGAGTGTCTATCTCACGAAGAGTGGTTCGAACGTTTGCCCATCGGAACTGCGGAGTCCCATGATCTCCTGCTCTTTGGGCTGGGCAGTCAGCGAGAATCCCATCGAGTAAGGATTTGGAAGAGTCCAGGTCGAGTGAATACGGCTCCTCTGGAGAAGCTTCGAGTTCGGCAGGATCCAATAAGTAATCTCTGAACCCGGAATATACATTGCGTAGTCGATCGCCCCCAAACTGTCGTCGCTCATCGAAGTGATCGAAATAGTCCTTGAGCTCTTCCCGGAACTGGTATCGGCTCTTCGCGTACGGGATATTGCTATCACTACAGTACTCCTTATACAGCTTGTACGCCATTGTGAGACTGATGAATTCCTCCGTCTTGAAGAGCAGGTAGTTCTCCTCGACAAAGTTATACATCACATTGGTCTTCATCATCATGTCTTGGGGCTTATACGCGTCGTAGTAGTGCTTACCAAGACTCCGATAAACCCCAAGACAATGATTAGCGATCTTACCAAGCTCGTCTCGGATCTGCGTCATCAACGTCTGATACTCATCAGCCCCCACTGTTTGTCCGGTTGGTGAGATATCAATCAGTCGTCGGATGATTCCTGACTTGGAGTCGGTGATCTTGACAGGCTTGTTGGTTCCGATGAAGAGGAGGGCATTGATTCGCTTGGGGTAGCGCTTCACTCCCTTCTCGTTGATCAGGATCGTCTCGTGGGCCACCACGCTGTTAAGAAGACCATTAGTCTCGATACGAGAGAGGTCTCCATCCTGATCGATGGCCACGAGCGAACTCTTACCAAGGGTACTGGTCGCGAACTGATCAGACTTGGATCCAAGAGATCCCGCATCGAACGTAGTTGTGTATCCTTGGAATAGAAGCTCCAGAATATTGAGGACTGTCGACTTACCAGATCCCGGGGGACCATATAAGACGGCAAACTTCTGAATCCGCTTAGAGTCTCCAGCCACGATGGAACCGATGAGCCACTCAAGCTTTCGTCGAGCATCCTCATCATATAGAGTTCCAATGAGAGTTCCCCAAGCGTCCGGCGAACCTTCCTCGAGGGAGTACGGGAGCCTTGCGGTAGCATAGTCTTCCTTTCTAGGAGTACTGTCCGCAAATATAAGCTTAGCGTTAAGCTCCTGTCCGTTGTCAGGGAGCCTGGACTTCCAAGTCTGGAAGCTGGTCCATAGTCCGTTGCTGTAGTTAGACAGCGGTTTCACAACAGTCTCGATCTGACCCTTGTGATTCTTCTGGTGCTCGAAGAGGGACCGGTCTACAAACGTAGCGACGTCAAACTCGTCTGTAGACCAGAGCCCCTTCTCCTCATCCCAGATTGCCTGGAAGTCTCGTCCCTGAATGAGAATATCCCTCGACCTACCGACGAGGAACTCAGGGTAGATTTCCACCTTTCCACTCTTTGTGGTACGCTCGCAGATTCGGTAGAAATCCATGAGTCTCCTTTACATATAGTTCTCGTTTGCGTAGGCATTCATCTGGGCCCAGAGTTCTGCCTTCCGCATATCACGTGCGCCATGAAGAGGGATCGCACGAAGAGGGAACATGGATCCGTGTCCCATCTTGGTATAATCCCGCGAGTTGATCCGCTCAAGGATGGAGTCGACTTCCTCCTCGTGGCGGGGGTTGAACAGTACCTCGTCCGTGTAGTCGTAGAGGCCACAGTTCTTCACCATCTCCCAGAAGTACCATTCTAGAGAATATGGCGTATCATCATCCTCGAGCATCATGTCCATACGCTCGGCCAAAGCGATGAACATCTCGAGCATGGAGCAAGACTGCTCATTAAGCCAGACATAGGACACATCGTTGTTCTCTCGAATGAACGCCCTACGTAGGTCAATACCATCCTGTGCACGATTGATGTCGTTCTGGATCGTCACCCGGAACGGCGTCTGGTGCATGATCTCGAGTAGGCTCATGAAGGACTCCTCGGGGCACTCAGCCTTGCGAGTATCCCCGGTTCGATCCACAAGCCACTCGAAATATGAGTTATCCGGTGCTGCCTCGATCATTACTCGTCCTCGTAATACTCAACCCCGAGAACCGAGTGCTCGTAGGAATCGTCAAGAATAGTAATCTCGAAGTCCGCGTGGCGGCTCATGCTTCTGACATAAATGATAGAATCGGAGGCAGAGATTCCGCTGATGATGTTGTCGAACCAGGACGTGTCCTGCATAGGAACGCCCCGGTTATCAGCGAATACGTCGTCCTCCATATAGTACGTAAGCTCGACATGCTCCTGATGACCCTTAGCCCGGAACTCCTCTTCGGTGATCTGGTAGGCCTCGAAGTGCTGCCGATCCATAGTACGCTTGACTACTTCGTCCTGGTCGGAATCTTCCACAGGAGTCGGAGAGTAGTCCACAGCAACGCTCGGTACCACCGGCTCAGGATCGGGTTCGCGATCCTCTGAATCAGGGCCATCTCCCACTCGCTCTTTGTGCTTCGCTTCAGCAATTTCTGCAAGCTCCTTGTTGATCTCGATTGTTGCTTCTTGGAAGTCCTGCTCGAACTTGCGAGCAAGAACGAAATATACGCCAAGGCCGCCTGTGACAGCCCCAGCTGCGAAATATGCGATCTTCTCAAACATGGCACCTCAGATCTTGTCGTACATCACGCCGTCGACGTTGAAGTCCAGCGCCCACTTGGTGACGGTACGACCGTTCTTGTCCTCGCCCTCGAAGGTGCCCTCGAAGATGTTGAAGTCGACGAAGTCGTCGCCGTTACCCTTGACCCAGCCAGTCACAGCACCAGCGGGAGTGTGGGGGAACCCGAGCATCTTGTAGACCTCGTTGAGAAAGATGTGCCCACGAGTCTGAAGAATATCGTTCGCATACTGCTGCTGGCACTTGAGGTGCAGCATAGCCAGGTCCTCGTCAGCGGACCAGTTCACGTTCTCGTCATCGAAGATAACGCCATAGGGCGAGACTCCGTCGACAGCAGAGATGGCCTCGAGAGTCATCTCATCCTTGGTGAGGTCCTCATCAGCAACAGACACGATTGCGTCCAGCACCGCGTCCTTACCGAACTTGGACTCGACCTTCTTCTTATAGGTCTTGAACGCCTGGTCGACAGCGGCGTATGCTGCAGCGAGAGAGGCGTTGCGCTTCAGCATGATCCCGTGGCCGGTAATCAGGGAAGCAATAGAGGCCGCCCCAAGAATCAGGGCGGGGGCATAAAGCTTCGCCAGCTTTGTGGTCATTCGGGTGTAGAGGATAACCTTGTCCCGAGTGGCATCCTTGTCAGTGAGCTTGCCGTCCTCGTGGGCCTCGTGGACCTTGACGAGAAGGGCAGTCTCCTCAGCCAGAGTCTCCTCAACCTTGAGGGTTGCCTTGGAGGCGAGAACCGTGGTACCGATGAAGCCGACAGTACCGGCTGCAGTCAGGATGGTAGGGGCGTGCTTGCTGAGAACCAGTCCAGCGCGTCCAGCGAGACGGGTAACAATTCCGAGATTCATTTGATACGTCCTGCTTTCTTGAGTCGAAGGTAGATTGCGATTGCCTGGTCGTCTTCCATGCGTTCAACACGGCGACGCCACTTGTCTGAGAAAGGGTAGGCGGCGATAAGCTCAAGCCGCACTTGTTGAGGATTCATCGTGCATTGATGTGGTCAGGTTTCGGGAGCTGAAGCATGTAGCCTCGGCGAGATCTAATTACCGACATGTACCGGGCCGAAGTCCAGCCCCAGTTCTCGTCAGTGTATTCGGTAGTGATACCACAGAGATCGTAGAGGTCGGCGACGGTGGCAAGACCGTACTCCTCGATGAGGTCTCCGAGTCGGTCGATAACGAGATAAGCTTCATCTCGGGACTCGAGCTCGATCTCTGAGAAATCATGGTATCGACGTGTACGAGGAGAAGCGTCTCGGCGATTGCCTGGTGCTGAGCCTGGTCGAGAATATGATCCGTACGAGACACGGGACCCCCCGGACGAGCTGCGAGCTCGAGGAGAAGACTCTCCGAAGAGGAGACGTTCGATGCCCTGAGAGACCAGATCCGAGAGTGTGTTCTTGATAGCAGGGATCGTAACATCGTAAAGTAGATACTCGCCGACATTGTGAATATCCTCTCCAACGAAAGCCGAGACAGCCTTCGTTCCGAAGCTAGACTTCTTCTTGGTGACGGTGGCAGTGGTGACCTGCTCAACCTTCTTGCGCTCAGGGAGCTTGCTGTTGGATGGGAGGTTCGGACGGATTGGTGCGTTAGTCAAGGTGGCCCCTTTCTAAGGAGGTGGGGGCCCCAGATTTCTCCAGGGCCCCCAAATATGGATCAGAGGTTGTTGAGCTCCGTCTCCTTCAGCTTAGAGTCGAGCTCCTTGTACTTCGGATCCTGCTGCACCTGCTTCATGATCTTCTCGGGCAGGATACCGTTGTAGAACTCCCTCACGAGAGACGGGTTGTCCATGAGCTGGTCGAAGAGCTCCTCGTACTCCGGAGAGTTGAGGAAGGACTCCTTGATCTGCTCGGACTTAACGAAGCGCTCGCCCTGACGCTCACCATACGAGGTACCGATGAGGTCATCGAAGAACTTCATCATGGTGTACAGGTCCTCGTTGTCGATAGCGGCCTGGAGCCACTTCTCGAAGTTGGTGACGTTGTCATACCGCTTGATGAAGTCGAACATCTCACGGCGAGACATGTGGAAGTAAAGCTTCTTGGTGGTGGGCTCGTCGTCGAAGATACCACGGACGCGGATGATGTGAGAGAACATATGTGTGATTTCCTTTCAGTTGATCTTGAAGTAGTTTTCCTTGGGTGCGACTAGAAAGTCGACCGTAAGGACTGGCTCACCCTTCTCAGTGAGCTGAGAACCAAACTCGACGGAGAGGGAGTTCGGTTCTGACCATCCAACCAGTTCACCGGCTGCAATGGGCGGAAGTCCAAGTCCGTTGTAGAACTCGTTGAGGGAAGCGTAGCACTCAAGGTTGAGCTGCCCATTAATGTTGTTCTCGACTCGGCGGATTGACTCGATGTCGGACTTGAAATACCGCCCCGAGAAGATGTCATAGCAGAGAACGTCCCCTCCCCCGGCCACAAGAATAGTTCCGGGATGTGGTTCGCCAGCTGCCGATACCGATTTCTCTGCAACGCGGGCCTTAATCTTCTCGCGGTCCTTCGGCTTAACCACGTCCGCCACCGCTTCTCGATATCGCTTAAACGCCGCCTCCGAACCTGTGTAAGCCAGTGCGAACGCCGCTCCTCGAGAGTACTGAATACGATTCGCCGCGATGATCGATACCAGAGTGCATACGCCTGCGATGGCCGGGGGAATATATACTCGATATGATACTGCGAACTTCTCCTTCCACGAGAGGTCCTCGGGTGAGCGAAGATTGGCTTCACAGTAGTCTGCGATCTTCTCAACTGCGAGCGTAGTAGACTTCGCTGTGAGTACGGCCGTAGCAACGGTCCCGACGCATGCCGAGGCCGTGAGAATAGCCGGAGCGTTTGCCTTGAAGAATTGCGTAACACCGTTCGCATTGATCACTTGTCCTCCTTAGTCTTAATGTTCAGAACTTCCTTGTGTAGACCGGGATATGTCGTATGCGAAATCTCAAGCTTAGCCAGATGCGCAGCGACCTCCATACGAATCAGAGACTCGATATCCTTACGAGAGAGAATTCCCTGCTCTCGCATAACTGCCTTGACTGTAGCTTTTGCATGATCATTGAATACGAAACTACCAGCTGTACCAGGGAGTCCGCGCTCACCGAGATCGCCCTTCTCTCCCCGCTCCCCTCGAGGGCCAGGCGGGCCTTCGATGACCTTGACCTTGCACCACTCAGACTTGAAGATGTAGGTGAAGACTCGAACAATGAGGGTCATGATGTTGATCCAGAGGATCACGACTGTGATAGCCCCGATAAGATACAGGGTCCACCAGATGATGCTCACTTGTGCTTCCTTTCAACTCGCTTGAGGCGGGGCTTCAGTTTGTAGTTCTGCGGATTGTTGACACAATCCAGGATATAATCCGGTGTAAACTCCCAAACACCATTCTCCCTAGGGAAGTGTCGGAAATCGATGGAGTCGGCAGCCATTCGGCGCAGATACTCCCGTCGGTCGTCTCCTCGTGAATATGCGCGAGCCTCTCCGGTTGCTCCATCAACACCGAGGTAGAGTACGGACAGAGCGTCTCCGACGATGATGTCCGCGTGCTTTGCCAGGAGCTCCATAACTCCTCCGGGTGTGAGGATGACAGCTCGGTTAGTGCGGGATGCACTGCGAATGAGTTCTTCTCGAGGAACGCCATATCGCCAACCTCGGAAGGTCTCGACGCAAAGGAGGTCGCCCCGTACTTCCCATTCAGCAAAGCTTTGATCTTTGAGGAAGTAGTAGGAAGATAGGTCCTCTCCCATACGCTTAGGTCGGGTCGTTGCAGTGCGGACTGCATGGTACCCCTCATTCTCAACCAGCTCCTTCTGGAATGTGGACTTGCCTGAACAACTTGGACCGAGAAGTACGACTAACATATCACTCCGCCGAGATCGTGTAGAGGATGACTGTCATTGCGCAGAGAAGGAACCCGATCGCCGTGACAACCAGCTTGGCGAAGAAGGCGATGGATGTGAGCCATACCATCCAAGTTGCCATACTGATTGCTCCAAAAACGATCAGGAAGATGAGACTGATGAGGATGTAGTAGATCGGTGGTTCCTCGAACATGCGTGCTCCTTTCTCGAGGAAAAGCCTATACCCCAAGTCGGGGTATAGTGCTGAATTACCAGCGGTTGATCTTACGATCACGGCGCGCGATGAAACGCTGCTGAACACCAACAACGTGCTTCATCCGGCTGTTCGCACCCCTGCCGATAAAGCAGGAGGCGAGAACAATTCCGAGGATGAAAACAGCGCTCTTGATGACAGAAACGATGATGCGGGTCATGAGTGGTCCTTTCAAACGGAGGGGTTTCAATATAGGACCGGTTTTTCTCGCGGTTTACTTACGAGGGATCTTGAAGTAGATGAGCCAGAGGAGAATATAAATGGAGAGAAACATTGCGGCGTTCATGGTTGTCCTTTCTCAAGAAAAGCCTATATCCCAGGTCGGGATATAGGATGAGGTCTCAGTCGGTCTCTTCAGAGGCTTCGATCTCGTCGATCTCGTCGAGGTCGTCGTGCTCAAGCTCTTCGGGCTCTTCCGTGTCCGGGACAGAGCGGAACGCCATGAGGGTGAGCGCGGTACCGGCTGCGAATACAGCGGCGCCAGCAATCAACTTCTTGGAGTTGCGCTTGATAGCGGGCAGGACAGCGTCCTTGTTGAACTTGAACTCGACGATCTTCTCGTTGGTCTCAACGGAGTTGTCGTGGGTCTCAGTCATGAGGGTTTCCTTTCAAATAGAGGGGTCTCATATAAGGCATGGTTTTTCTCGCGGAAAGCCTATATCCCAGGTTCGGGATATAGGTGTGGGATCAGTGGATATTGGCGAGAGCCTGTTCCACCATCGCGTCCCATTCTTCGTCGGTCATCAGCTCAGCACGCAGCTTTGCGTTCTCATTCTCGAGCTTCCACACACGGTTCCTGAGGGTGTAGGAAGTGTGCTTCTGCTCTTCATGAGCGACAGCAAAGAAGATGCTGAGGATGGTAACGAGGATAAGGGCGATGTAGAGCATGGTCTTTCCTTTCGTAGGATCTTCAATATAGGGCTGGGTTTATCTTGCAAAAAAAAGATAAGCCTAGATCCCATGGCGGGATCTTTGGCTGGAAGGTGGTAGGATCAGAAGTTCCAGGTCTTCTTCTTGCCAACCATCTCGGCGACAATCAGCAGGGTGCCCGATGACGACGAAGGGGGCGATGACAAGAGCGAGGAGGGTGGTCATTGTGGTTCCTTTCTAAGGGTCTTCAATATACCATGTGTTATTCCTGCGACTCCTGTGACTGGTGTGAATAAGCAAAAAAAGATAAGCCTAGATCCCATGGCGGGATCTAGAACTGTGTCAGAGGTAGTAGTGGTCGTACTGCTCAGAGCTCAGTCCAGTAGCAGCAAGCTCCTCGGCGTAGTCGAGGGCGGCCTGTGCAGCGGCGGGAGAGAGGTTCATGAGAGTGTCCTTTCTATGACGGGTTTCAATATAGAGCCCGTTTTCTACGCGAAAAAAAAGATAAGCCAAGCCCCCCATGCGTATAGCACAGGGGGCCTGACGAATCTCAGAAGGGTTTAACCTTCATGATCAAACCAAACGCCTTCGAGCTGACGACTGCAAGTCGCTCGTACTGGAGGACGGCTACGATACCGGCCAGAGAGGTAGCTGCACCGAGAATTGCGTCTTTGCTGAGCTTCTTGCTCTCGCCAAGGGCTTTGGCTTTTGCAAGAGTCTCGACATTGCGAGCAATTGTGGTGTAGTCCTCACTAGAGGGATCGTGAAGCTCGGCCTCCTTCAGAGCAGCTTCAATTGTCTGCTGAATGGGGTCAGGGTTCTTCATGGATGGGCTCCTTTCTAGGGGTTCATTATACCGCAGGTTTTTCTCGCTTAGACCTGCTTGACGTCCAGCGTTACCTTCCCATTTCGGAGCATCTCGGCGACGCCCTGATCGAAGGTGGCGTGGATCCCCTGGTCCTCAGACACGTGGAGGGCTCCGGAGGGCTGGGTCCCCTGGTACTTGTTGGAGCTCACGCCGAGAAGCACACCCAGGAAGGTGTCGATCGCAGCGATAGTGCCCGCGACCTCGGTCGGGTGAGGCAGGTGCCACAGAGCCGCCAGAGTGAGGTAGAGCGCAGAGGTAGCCGGAAGGGCGACCAGCGCAACCCACTTGAGGACGTCGTAGGACTTGTTGTTCAACTTGCTCTCCTGAAGGTGCTTAGCCATTGGTTTTCCTCTTTGCCGGGGGTCTAGGGGTGGGGACGACGGGAAGATTCTTGACCTCATTCACTATCTTCTCAGCAAGCCCATTCCCCCCGAACTCGGAATAGGGCTCTACGAGATACTTCATGAAGTCCTCATACTCGTCGAGGGTGAGAAATCCTCGATGGAGATATGTCTTCCCGACATATACAATCCGGTCATGGGCCATACCGAGCAGAAGCCTTGAGGTAGCGGATGTCCGCTCGCTACGCTTCATGATCCAAGTCCACATCCCGGAAGATCCCAGAACCGACAGAAATATCGCAATGGCGATGTCGGTAAGGGGGTTGAATCCGAAGTGCTGCATGTTAACCGATCGCTAGATAGGGACGAACCCCGAAGGAGTAGTTCAGCGGGGCGTGGGAGAACTGGCCAGTGGACTTCATGTAGACCGCGGTCTGAGCCGAGGCGCGCTCACGAAGCCAGTACTCCTCCTCGATATTAACAAGGGCGGGGTTGAGCCGGAAGGCGGGGAACTGGTTGTGGTGAATACCACGGGACAGGGAGTCGTCGAAGATGGACGATCCCCAGAGCATGGCCTCATCCATGATGTTGATGTGCGGGTTGTACCAGCGCCAGTCCTTGACTGCGCCATTCCCGTCATACCCGGTAGCCACTCGAGTCCATACGCCGACCATGTTCGATCGGTTGAACAGTGACTCAGCCATGCGACTGGCCTGAGTCATAGTGGACTGGTTAAGTGTCGAGTCGACGTATGAGCGCTGATCCGGGATAGTAGTTGACCAAGCCTCTCGGAATAGAGACTGGTCGGGCACTACCACAATATGATTCTGGCGGAACGGCGGCTCACCGATGTTCATGAAGTAGTTGAACGCCACGATTCGCCAAGTGACACCAGAATAGGTCCAGTAGTCACCAAGGTACAGACCCGAGAACGACCCACTTCGAATCGCCTGGAGATACGGAGCCACCGAGTTACCTAGGGAAGCGCCTCGGTAGATCGAGTTGTGGACGCCCGCGTTTGACTCGTTCAGCATCCCATAGACAGACCCCGAGTTGGTGAACTTCTCGTTGATCTTGGTGATGTTGAGCTCAGTCCCAGCGACTCGACCCTCGACGGCCTGGATACGCTCGTTCTGGTTCTTGTCACTCACCTTGAGGTTGGCCACGTCCGTCGAGGTATTACCACCAGCATTAGCTAGGGCATCTCGAACCGAGTCGAACCAGGTGTTGAACTCACCCTGGAGCTTGGCCTGAAGGGAATCCAGGTTGATGGTCTGGAGTGGCCCACTCACATAAGGGGTACGAGCACTACCCACAAGGTTGATAATATTCTCGGCAACGATCTGTCGAGAGTTCTTGATAATCTTGATCTGAGCAAGTGCGAAGGTCTGGCGGTCACCACTATCTCCAACATTTGGGATCAGAGGGGTGACTGCCGGAGTACCCTGGACAACCTTGATCTTGGCGCCTCGAACGGCCTTAGATCGATCAACCTCAATGCACACGAGGTCGATTCGGTCCAGGGTTGCGTGGGCACCAGTGAGGGAGACTGTCTCATCGCCTGAGTTCTCTACCCATCGGTTGTTCAGCCAAGCCTTTCCTGCACCGACATATACGGACATACCGTTGTTGGTGGGGCGGACTCTGAACTTGTCTCCCACGTTGGGGAAGACCCCCGGTGCGATAATGCCGTCGAAGAGCGAGCCGAACTGGTCCGCATCGTATGTCCGGTCACCATTCACCGAGTTGTAGAAACCACTAGAAATGGCCATGCATCAATCCCTTTCTCGAGGAGCAATGACCTCTCCGGGGCCACCGCGAGTGAAGTCAATACGGAAGCCGTCACCATTCCACTTGGTACGAGACGACATTGAGATAGTGGGGACCCGAGAGAACCCACTACTGGACCAAGACTCAGTCATCTCAGTCAGCTGGCACTCAATTGGCTCTGCGTTGCTGCCCGAGGGGACGTAGTAGAAGATGTCGCCAACATCGAACCCAGTACGGTATTCGACGTTGGAGAAGCTATTGATCTTACCCGAGATCATCTTGAGCGGGGTATACTTCGGGAACATTGCGTCCAGAACCCAGAAGGGATACCACACCTCACTCAGAGAGGTGATATGCTTCCGCTGAAGATCGGTAAGCGCTTTCCAGTCCTTGATCGAATAAGGTTTGTGGACCTGAGTATTATCCCACAAGACTTCTCGTCGAGTAATTGGATTCTCGGACCGAAGCGTGTGCGCACGAGTATGCGTGCTACCATCGGCAATCCACTTCAGATCCACATCTCCGGAGTCCCAGACCTCATAGATCGTACTCTTCTTGTCGACAATGGAGTCCACTGACTCGAAGTCGGAGAAGTTGTCGTTCTCCTGAGCGAGCGTGATCGTATTGATGAGATGTGGGGCAGTTACGTAACAGTGAATACCCTGGTTCTCGAGCTTGATCTTGTAGAATAGAGAATATCCGTTCGGCTTGCACGCCGACAAGACGTTCCGGAACATCTCCGAGATGGGGGCTCGGTCATATATGATCCACTTCCCATCCTGGATCTTCTGCCCGGTGTCGTTGACGTAGGCCATCTGAGACACTCGAGTTTCTCGATGGAAGTTGAAGTTATCAATCCTACGAGCCGCTTCTGCATCCTTACCAAGATGCGCATGGGCCAGGTTTTCAGCCGTCATCTGCGCATTGAACTGACCATTCTTGTCGGGCTCAATCCACTGCCTGTGAGGTAGGACTCTCCACTCAAACATCGACTCGAGAGAGCGACCGGTATACTTGTGGCGGTAGACACCGTCATCCTCCTGCTTAACCGTGGCCGTCTCGATTACCATAGCGGTCGAGGTATCATCTCGAATAAACAGATTCCCGAGACTGTACTCATAGCCCGGCTGATCCGAGTAGAGCTGGAGCTCGAACTGGCCGTAGTCATATGCCCGCTCGGTCCAGTTGAGGGAGTAGAAGCTGTTCGGAACTTCAATCCACGAGTTGTAATTGTGAAGGAACGCGAAGAATAGCTGCATTAGATCCCCCTATAAAGTGTATCGTATTCCATAGAGACGTTCACGTCGTCAACGCCTCCAGCATACTGAAGGGCGATCGTGTTGATTCCCGGATGCATCTGAATCCAGGTACTACCTGGCGCAAGAACACCAGTGATGTATGACTTCCTTCCTCGAGCCTGGTGAGTGATCGACTTCTTGCCGGGACGAGTGTCGACAACAATACTTTCTCCGGCGTAGAAGTTCCCTGCTCGAGAGATAGACATTGTCTCGTTGAAAGTCGTATTACTCAGGATAAGGTTACTGACCGTACCGAGGAATTCGACGGTGATTGTAACACCAGCCGGGTAGTCACCAAGGTATCGGATATCCTTACCCGAGGAGTTGGTCATGTCACCGAACTTGAGCTTGTGGTTGTCCTGTGAGAAGAACGGGAACTCGAAGGTGGGGGTGTTGTCATTGAAGCCCACAACCTTCTGGATCTGAGTAGCGGAGGACTTCCAATACGGGTCCAGCCCAAGAAGGGAGACCTGGATCTCCTGCCGCTCAGAGAAGATGTTCGGCTCGACGGACTCGACGATGAAGTCGGAGTGCACGTTAAGCCAGTCGGTTGTCACACCGAGAGTAATGGTCTCCCCGACTCCGAAGTAGGAATATGTCTTGAGTCGGAGTTCCTGAATGTCGGTCCCCCAGGGGATCAGAGTCAGTACCACAGTACGAGTACCAACCCTGATCCCCTTAAGGAACGCTCCGTCCAGCAGGGCGAAACCATCAGTGCTGATGTCCGCCTTTACTGGCCCCAGACCAGTAATCTCCTTGACCGCGACCCCCGACTCGTAGGGGTTCGTGATGTCGATGGTTAGACGATCCCCCGACTTTGTCGTGGACGAGATCTCTGAGATCATAGTGTCAACTTGTCCTTTGCCATAGCAAGCTGAGTGTTGGTGTTGCGGTAGATAGTAGCCGCATCCAGCGCCTCAGGCGAGTTGTTGGTCTGGTTGAAGGTGATGTTTGTAACACCATTTTGACTATTCTTGTCAGAATTGTCAACTGCGATCGGAGCAGGAGGTCGAGCAGCATTAGCTGCCTGAGCTGTGACTCCGATGGCGGGCATGAAGTTGTTGATGCCCTTAGCCTGCTTCTGCATCTCGGTGAGGTCCAGAATAGGCTTGATTTCCGGCTTGAAGGATGGGTCGTCCTCGATGAGTTCGTTTACTCCGTCGAGCGCCTTCGACATAGCGTCGTAAGCTGCGCCAGCCATACTACCGCCGGCATCAGCAACACGATCACCAGTATCCTCGATACCTATAGCAAGACCCTCACCGACATATCCTCCAAGTTCCATCATCAGTCGAGAAGGAGAGTGGATCTTGAAGTAGCTCTTGACCTTGTTGTAGCCATTCTTGGCTACGTTCAGCATAGACTCACCGAAGCTCCAGGCCTTGGATGCGAGACCGTTGGTCATACCGTCGACAATAGCCCAAGCAATCTCTCGACCAACCTTGTTGAAACGAGGAGCGTACTTGTTAATAGCATCGCGAACACCTTCAAGAAGCTTGAGGACTGTCCACATACCCTTGTCAATGATCTTCGGACCATTCCTAGCAATTCCATCAAGGAAGTTGAGGATGACGTTGGTGGCAGCATCAATGACCTTGCCGATGTTGTCAGCAATTCCGTTCAGGAAGTTTGCCAGGATAGTAGCGCCCTTCTCACCGAACTCATAGGCGTGGTTAGCCAGCTCAGTGAGCATCGCCTGGATCAGGATGAACAACGTTGCGACAATACCAGGGATGTTGGCATTAATGGCATAGATGATCGCTCCAAGTAATGCTGCCATGGCCACCGCCAGCTCAGGGGCCTTTGCTCCTAGTGTGATGATGAAGTTGGCAATAGCTGTGGCCACATCGATCGCCACCTGGGGCAGAATCGCCGCAAGCTGCTTCAGTCCCTCGGTCAAGACCAAGAATGCCGCTGCACCGGTTGTGGCACAAATACCCAACACAGCGGCAAAGGCCGCCATACCGATTGAGATTGGGAGTAGGGCTAGTCCTAGCGCAAGTAGTGCAGCAGTAAGGATGATCATACCTACCGCGAAGTACTGTGCACCAGCTGCCGCAGCAACCAGGATCAGCATACCACCAGCAAGAGCGATCAAACCAATTGCCAGCTGAGTCCACGTGATCCCGGATAGGGTCTTCATCGCGGAGGCCAGAGCCAGGAATGCGATCGAGGCGATCCCTAGAGCAATTCCCCCTTCCTTGAAGGCGTCTGCCGCAGCCATCGAGATCGCCAGAATAGCGAGACCAGCCGCGAGAGCTATAAGTCCCTTAGCTAGCGTCATGATATCCATGTTGCCGAGAATGGCTACCGCACCGGTTAAGACAATAACCGCTGCAGACATAGCGATGATTGCAGCCGCTCCGCGGGCATTAGCTCTGCCTGCAATTGCCATTGCTACGGATAGCTCCGCAATAATGACACCCAAAGCAATGACGCCCTGGAGAAGCTTGCCAGTGTCCATCGTACCAAGCATCCAGATAGCCGCCACAAGGATGTTACAAGAGACAGCCAGCGATAGAAGAATCGCAGCGCCCTTACCCATGAAGGGATCCTTACTAACGACCATCATGAACCCAGACAGAATCGCCACAACCGCAGCGAGGGTTACGACCCCCTGGATAGCCTTACCGGTATCCATGGATCCAAGCGTGTATACTGCTAGAGACAGAATAACACAGGATGCAGCAAGAGCAAGAAGAATTCCAGCGCCCTTCTCGACCCCCTTGGTGGCAGCCATCTTGGTCATGAACTCCTGCATGGTCATCATCAGGATCTTCATAGCAGCAAGACCGACCACGGCGCCCTTGAGGTCCATTCCGGCAAGAATTCTGACAGCTGTCGCCATCAAGATCATGGCTGCGCCCATAGCGATGAGCATAGCCACAATACGAACGCTGTCATTCTTGAAGGCCACCATCTTAGTCATGGACTCAAGCATGTCATCCATCATCTTGAATAGGAACTTCAAGACCGCAAGAGTGACTAGTAGCTTTGGCGCAGGGACCAGAGACATCAGGATCAGCGCACCCGCAAGAACTCCGAGGGCAATAGCGATCGTTAGGAGAGCCTTAGCCTTAACCTTCTGCTCGAATGCCTCAAGGACTCCGCCGAGCTTATCGAAGACGTTACCGAGCTTGTCGGCAACATTTCCGATCTTGTCGAAGTTCTCTTTGAAAGAGTTGATCCATCGAGTAAAGGCAATAAGCACTCCACCGCCAATGGCCCCGACAAGGATCTTGCCCATGTCATAAGACTTGAGGTTGGAGTTCGCTTGACTCATCGCGGTACCGATAGAGCCGAATGCGTTCTTTGCGCCCTCCTTCACCTTGGGGGCGAAGGTGTTAACGACAAAGTCCTTGAACTCGACGAACTTCTGCTTGATAGTGTCGAAGAGTTCCGGAAGGTGTACGGCTCGAGCGACCTGTTCGATGTCTTCGAACCACTTCTTGAGGAAGTTCTCCTTCGCCGCCTGACCCGTCTCCTTGGCAGCCTGGGCTGCAGCAGATCCGACCTCAGAAACTGCACCGGCAGCCTCCTTAGCCTTAGCCTTCACTTCGCCATGACCGTTAACCCAGTCACGGAAAGAGACGGCTACCTCTTTGACCTTGCCCCCGATGTCGGAGAAAGCCTTCCCAAGGTGGTCCCAAACACTACTATTTTGAATGGTGTTCCACGTATCGACAAGGGCGTCCCGCAATTCAATTAGTTTCTCTTTGAGCCACTGGACTTTCTCAGAGATCTTGAGCTTCTGGCCGAGTTCATCGAACTTGTTCCCGAGGGATGCGACAATCGCCTCGGCAGAGGACATGTCTCCTAGGTTGAAGCCCTTGAAGTAGTCAGAGAGAGCAGCCTTACCCGAGATGAGCTTAGCTTTGAGCTTGTCTCCGACGCTTCCGGCGAACTCGTTGATCTTGGACTTGGCCTTGTCTACTCCACTGTGAATAGAATCCATAGCAGCGGAGAACTCTCGACCAATTACCGAGTTCTTAAGAGCATCTTTGACGAGACCAAACTTCGAAGCAAGATTCTTGAGCCCCTCTCCGGCACCCTTGACCTTGCCTGTGAAGTCGATCCACATGATGAAGTCATGGATCTTATCGGAAACCCACTTGATTGCCTTGCCGACCAGATCGATCGGTGGGAGAAGGAGTTTGAGGATCTTACCGCCGATGTCCAGCTTAGTGAACCACTGGTCGAACCAATAGATTGCCTTACCTAGGACCTTTGTGATCTGGAATACACCAGAATTGATCCCGGTGAATGCTGGGAACAAGGCCTGAACGATGTGCGAGGCTACCGTAAAGACGACCTGCGCGACTTCGCCGAGAATTGTAGCGAAGATATGGAAGATTGAGAACAGACCGGTGAATGTCCACTCCAACTTATCAGCAAAGTTGTTTGTGATGATAAGCTTTGAGGTGAAGTTCTCGAAGGCTTTCGTGATCCGAACAAGGCCTTCGGCACTAGCATTCATGAACACTCGTCGGAAGGCAGTTCCGATCTGTCCGAGAACTTTGACAATGGCCCAGAAGATGTTCGCTAACCCCTGAACCAGAGCCGTCCTACCACCAAGATCCTTCCACATCTGTAAGAACCCGTTTCGGGCATCGGCACTGGATTTAATAACTGCGCCGAGCCAGTCGCCGATAGCGGTAAACAGATCTGATGCCTCTTCGAAGTCGCCAAAGAGAATCTCGAACGTCTCGGCCCATCCGGAACCGATGGCTTCCTTGGTCGTATCTACTAGCTGGCTAAAGGTTCGGATCTTGGTTGCGGCGTCAAATGCTCCCTGAGCAAATTGCTTGAGCTTGTGCGCTTGCTCCTCAGAATAACCCATCTCAACGAGCTGAGCCTCAGAGAGGTCATTCGTTAGGGCAGTAAGGGTGGTCGTCATGACCTGGGCAGTAAGCCAGTCTTCCTTCAGGGATTCTCGGAAGTTCCCATCCTTAGCAATAGCCTCATCATAACCAGTACCCATCATTCGGGAGGTCTCGATAAGGGCATTCCTGAATGACTCACCGCCCATACCTGCCTGGACTAGCGAGTTCCAGTCCTGAAGGTGGACTGCGCCAGCAGCAATCGCTTGAGATAGCTGTGTATATGCTGTGGCTGTCTGCTGAGCGGTAGATCCAGAAGCCGCGGCGAGGTTGGATAGGCCCTTAATCGAAGCAACGGATGTCTGAAGATCGACACCGGCAGCAGTGAACAGACCGATAGCATGAGTCATGTCACTGAAGCTGTATACCGTCTTATCGGCATAGGTGTTCAGCTCGGCCAGAGAGGTCTTAACCTCGCTGAGTGTGGTCCCCTTCTCAACCGTGTTGGCCATAATGGTCTGAATTGCTCTCATTTTGAGCTCATACTCATTAAAGCCGTCTTTAATGGTTCCGATGAAACCAGAGACCACGCTTCGACCAGCATTAAGAGCCGCGACACCGATTCCGCCGAATGCAGTTACAGCAAGACCCTGCATGACGGTCATGTTCTTGCCGATGTCGAGAGCCTTGGTGGCCAGATCGCCGAGGGTGGTGTTCTTAGCGATCTCTCCAATACGAGAGAGACCATCTGCAGCCCCCTGCATCTTCAAGGATTCCTTGAGGCGGTCCATACTGGACGCGGATTCCTTGATTGCGGACAGGAATTGCTTGTTATTCATCTTGAGCGAGACTACCCGCTCGTCAATAGTTGCCACTACTTAGTGACCTCCTTCCAGGCCTTCTTCGCTATCTTGTCGAATACGGGCCTGATAGCGGGATTGATGTAGTCTCGGCCGACGACATACCCGCCATTACGGGTTCCGTGACCATATTGCAAGATGACGGCGATATTCACGCCGTTATTTACGTGTGAGTTTGTCCAGGTGATCTTCCAGTTATTGCCGGTTCTCGTGACTTCGTAGTTCCAGCTAGCTGCCGTCTCACCCGACCTGGAGGGGGTCGCCGCCTTGAGAGCAGAAACCCCCTCCTTGCCGAACTGATTCATGATCAGAGCCAGGTCTAACTTCGTCATTCTGTCAAACCAATTCCTGGTGAGTTTCCAGTCTCCCTGGCTCTCGATCGTAATCATGATTCTCCTAGACTAGAGATTCGGAGTAGATGTTGGCCACTCCGGAGACCATGCACCCGATTGCACCCTTGGCTAGAGCATCATCATACGCCTGCCTTGTCGGGCAGATGTGCCCCCATACCGGCTTACCAAGCCCAGTGGTTCGGTTCCAAACCTCATCGCTGGCATCGAAGGTCATGCCGATGTAGTCCCATGGCTTGTGCCACTCGTTGATCCGACCGTCAGTAACCTGATCGGGGTATGAATACCCCCAGCACTTCCAGCCATCAGACTTCCACTGGTTGGCTAGCCATCCGGCATCGATCGAGAACTTCCAGATGATTCGCCCTTGGGCATCAGTCGGGAAGAACTTCTTCAGATCCTGCCACTCAGCGGCAGAATACTTGGGGTCCAGCACAGTAATGTGACTAGACCCGTAGGCCGCGAAGTACTCCTCAACGGTCACGAATGGCTCGCCGATGGTGGTGTACTTCTGGATCTCCGCCCATGTCATCTCGGTGACGGGGGTATTTGGGGCCGTCTTGTCGACTCGTTGAAGGGTTCGGTCGTGGTTCAGGAACCACACGCCGTCCTTAGTCTTCTGGCATGAGACCTCCAGAGCCCCTGCTCCAAACATAACCGCATTGGTGTATGCTCGCATAGAGGCCTCGGGCCAGCTGACGGATCCACCTCGGTGAGCTACGAGGAAGCCCCGAGTACCCAACATAGTATATATATCGCTATAACCACGAGGAACGGCTCGCATAGTGGCGGGGGCCAACTCGTTGTTTCGGTATACAAATACTAGATTAGATGATCCAGAGTCGACAATTTCAACGCCTGGCGTTTTAATCTCTGGTGGAGCTGGATTGCTCTCCTCGAGCTCAACCCATGCATAAGCCCTTGCTCCGAAAGTCTCATTGACCGAATTGGATATAGCACTAATGGTCATTGACCATGAACCACTGGTTAATCGCTTACCTCCAGTGGTGACATTTTGTGCATCAGGTGAGTACCATACTGGTTCTTTTAGAGACGAGTATGCGTGATACTGAACCGCTACCAGATTCTTCTTAGTGGTATCTAAGATCGGAATATTCGGCTGCCATTGATGTATCGTGTATTTAGATACACCACCAATAGAGTAGAGAATAAAATTTTCTCTAGCCTCGGTTGGGGAGTCACTGTTGAATTTAATATTCTTATCCAGGTCCTCCGCGGTGCATCGTTTTACAGCAACATACCCAGATCTACCACCTGCGTCTTTAGTATATCTGAAATCCCAACCAGCAGGCGGTCTAGCTTTGGTATTTCCATACTGCGAAGCATAGAATACAACCAATAGGTCCCCGACTTTGGCCTTATCCCCTAACAGATAATAAGTACCAAACCCTTCAGCTTCTGATCCACGTCCGCCAGAAAGATTAACTTTCAATCCCGGTTCGGGTGTCTCGTAAATATCGAGCTTAGCGATGTTGATATCGTGCCCGGTATTCGGAACCGCAACCGAGGGTGTCCACATCGGGTAGTTCCCAGGAAGCTCGAATTCGAACTTCATGGCCCGACTTACACCCGCTGGAAGATTCCACGTTACAATGAAATCCTGCTTGTTCGTCTTGCCCTTGTCGGCAGTGAACCAGTTAGCCCGCATAGCCAGCTGGTTATCATCACCAGAGGTATAGATGATCTCAGCAGTCCACTTACGTTTCCCGGCCGAAGAGGCCGAAGTCTCCCACGGGGTAGAACTAGATCCGAGTTCGATGTATTTACCATCGCCAACTCGGTAGCCCTTTCCCACCCACCAAGAGCCAATGACAGGAAATACGCTAGCCATTACTTTGCCCGCCTAACAATCACCGTCCCAGACGGAGTCCCAGCAGGCACCGGATCATCAGGTCCGAGGACAATCATCTTCGGAACCTCTGGGATCTTGAGGTTGTCAACCTTCAGCTTGAGCTTCAGGTACCCCTTGATCCACGGAATGATCAGCTCTCGGATCTCAGCGCCCGGAGGATTCTCGTACGGGTTGCCAATCGGGTGCCACTGACCACCATTTTGAGGATCCTCAACAAGGAAGCCGTCAGTGATGTATAGGTGACTAATGGCGAGGTTGTCAGCCTTGTCAAAGACCTTCTGGTAATTGTCGGGAGTAACAGAGTGAACCACTGCCCACCAGCGAGTGGACGGATACGCCTTCATGTGATCGGGAAGGATCGGTGAAGTCGGGTTCTCCTCGAGGAACTTTGCGGCGGTACCCTCAAACATCATACATACGTCGAAGTCCAGGTCGCACACCTCCTGAGAGATGTTAGAACCGGTGTTGATGGCGATTACGAAGTCAATGCCATTCTCTCGACGAATGGTGTCGATCAGATCCTTATACCACGGAATCCGATCCTTACGGGCGTCCCAGCCGTTGATTACCTCGTCGAGGAAGACGCCCTGGACAAGATCGCCATACCAATGCTTGGCTCGCTTCAGCTGCTCAAGGATGTACTCCTTGGTGAACTTAGCTGCGTTAGGAATGCCTCGGTTCGCCTCCGCATCGGGATTGATCGCTGCTCCGTACTGGGTCTTGATATAGAACAGGACCTTCTTAGCCCCGGCACCCAGAGCGAGTTCGCCCTGCTTCTGGAAGTCTACCTCCTGCGCCTCCCAGTCGCCGCTGTTGCGGTTAAGGATGACATATCCGAGGTTATCCCGGAACTTCAGTGTCTGAGCCCACTTGGAGAACTGTCCGGGCTTTCCATCCTGATAGTAGTCGGGCCAGTAATAGGTTACTGGAGAGTAGTATCGAGCGCCATTCTTGAACGGGTTGGTCTGTCGGAGTGCGTCCTCGACGTCAGCCTTCTCGCCGTATGTCTGGGCTGCCTCAGTCTTGGTGAGGTAGTTGTCGAGCTGAGGGGTAACCGCATCCTGACCGGCGGGACCACGCTCTCCAGCAGGTCCGGGAGGGCCCTGTGGCCCAGGAGGTCCAGCGGGACCAGCTGCTCCATTCTCACCCTTGGGTCCTGGTTGCCCATTTGCTCCGGCAGGACCAGCGGGTCCAGGAGGACCTTGGATGCCTTGATCGCCCTTGGGTCCGGGAGGACCAGCGGGACCCCTAGGGCCTTCTGGTCCAGGAACCGGGGTTCCTCCAGCTCCACCACCAGCGGGTCCGGGTGGACCCTGAAGCCCCCGAGGCCCTTCTGGTCCGGCAGGGCCACGTTCTCCAGCGTCTCCCTTGGGTCCTGGAGGGCCCTGGGGGCCAGTAGGACCAGCGGGTCCTTGAATACCCTGATCTCCCTTTGGACCAGGATTACCGGCATCACCCTTAGGTCCAGGGGGACCAACTGGCCCTCGAGGTCCGACGGGACCAGGAGACCCAGCTCCTCCACCGCCTCCTCCGCCGAATGGAAGCGGAGAAATCTCCGAGGTAGGGTCGACCGTCATGATGTCAATAGATCCACCCTGAGTAAGAGCCACGTGTTTGACGATGTCAAACGTGGGGGAGTCGATGAAGATGGTGTGCGTCCAGGAACCGGCGGGGCTAACGCCAGAACCTGGAGCAAGCACCTCGATGTTGACAGCGCCAGCCTGGTCTGTCCGAACCACATGCTCGCGCATAGATACTGAGGCCCCGTCAACGGTAGCCGTAGCACCCTTTACGTCAGGAATGATTCGGACAGTAGCCCGACCATTCTCTCCTCCGGGAATTGTTCCCGTTAAAGTACAGTATGGCGCTGCCATTTTGAGCCTCCTACGGCTGTTCGGCCCTGTCGAGCAGGGCATTCACCTTGGTGTTTGTCTCAGCGCCGTAGACGCCATCGACCTCTGCGCCGACAGCAGCCTGAACGGCCTCGACGGTGGCGTCGTGAGCCTCCTCAGAGGCCTCGCCCCAGACTCCATCCTGCTCAGTGCCGACCACGGACTGCGTGAAGGCCACACCGAAGGGGAAGGTCTTCCCGCCCCACTCGGAAGCCGCGGCAAGAGCGTAACAGCGAGAACGAGTGTTCGGCCCGGCAACGTTGTCGGGGTTAGCCCGAACGGCACGCTGCAGAGCACGAATGTCAGCAGGTCCAGCGGGAGCCGTGTTGCTCGGAGAGTCAGTATACGCAGGCCGGATCACATAAGCGATCGACTGATTACGGACACGCCGCCAAACACCGTTCCCAGCAGACTGAGAGCCGTAGCTGCCAGACGAGGTGTTGCCCTCGATCGTCTGGAGCGTGCCGCCGCCAAGGTTCTTCTCGACGAAGCCAACGTGGTCCGTGCCGCCGCCGTCCCAGTCGTAGATGACGACATCGCCCGGCTGGGCGTCGTAAACCGATACGAAGTAAGCGTCAGGGTGCTGGCGGACCTGGTTGACGGTGTAGTCAGTGTTAAAGGAGAATCCTCCAATAGCGTCAATCTGCCCGCACTCGTCCAGACACATGCTGACGAAGAGCATGCACCACCAAACAGAGTCGGACGGTCCAGCAAGCCACTGCTGACCAGTTCGAGCTGCCCAGTATCGGCCAGCTTCAGATCCGGGCTGAGGGTCGTCTGGTGCATAGTAACCAATCCTCGCTGCGGCCCGAGCGAGTACGTTGTCTGCAACGCTCACTTCATCACCTCAGTAGTCTGGGACACGTGAATGTCCTTATCTTCCATGGGATCAGTACCGATGTGGGCCTGCGGAGCAAGCGCCTCCTCGGGGATGTCTTCGTGACTGATCATTGTTATCCCTTCGAGCCAAGCTTAGCCCGCCTGGCTCTGTTGAGTTCCCGGTTCCGTTCCATAATCTCGGACTGGGACATCTTCTTATCGGGCTGGTTCTTTTGGTTGCAGACCCGAATGAGTGTGAGTAGTCGGTTGATGTGCCATGTCTCACACTCGAAGGGGATCTGGCAAGCGATCATCCAGTAGTAGATTAGCTCAGATGAGGTATACTCGCCAGATCCAGACTCTCCACCCGTCTCGCGGATGGTTGTTGCGGTCATCGTGTCGCCCATGTAGGCGCTAATACGATCGACCTCAGACGGGGGGATCCTATCCAGGAGCGACGGGTCGTACTCTTCATCAGTGATCATACACTTGATGTAGAGGGCCATCTCCTCAGGGGTGACTTTGTCGTTACCGATGAGGTGTTTATGGGTGATCGACTCCCATTTTGACAGCGCGACCAGGTTGTGCTCCAGGTGCAGGATTCCGCCAGGCATGGAGACAAAGGTGCCTGTCTCCTCGTCGAACCCGTCGAGATCCGGGATAGAAACTATAAGCATTGCAGGCACCGAGGGCCCAGGAGTCTAGGTCTCTGAGCCCCCGGTGTGGTATATCAGCCTGCGAAGTGAGCCTTGATCTCGTCCGGCAGGAGGAGCTTGGGCTCGGTGGCCTGAACTCCACCCTGACCGGCGTCGGAACCGAACAGCTTGGCCTCGAGGGTCTTCAGCTTACTGGCATCGACGTCCAGAGACGAGATGGTCAGCAGCGAGGTGGGCTTGGCACCAGACACGTTGACCGGCGTGGTGGACAGCTCCCAGGAGAAGGAGATCGCCTCGGGAGAGTCGTTGACGGTCTTGTAGCCCTTCTCAGAAGGAGAGGCCTTGCAGCCGTACAGGATGTGAAGCTTGTAGCCCTTGTCCTGACCAGCCACGTCATCACCGATCTTGGTACGGTAGACGAGACCGAAAGCCAGTCGGTCCTGCTGACCGATCTTGACGCCCTTAATCAGTGTGGCGGAACCGTCACACTGCTCGAACTCATCGGGGTAGGTGTAGGCCTCAATCGTGGCCTTCAGCTTCTCGGCCGAGAGCATCGAGAGGTACAGAATGTTGTCGGCGTAGAGGTCGGTCGCCTCTGCGCCCTCGGGCTTCTCAGAGATGGCAGTGATACCATTCCAAGCAACACCCTTGCCGTAAGTCTTCTGAGTCGGGTCGTACACATACAGTGCGCAGTGGTCAACACCAGTCTCAATACGGCGCTCACCAGTCTTGTCCCAGACAAGTGCAGCCATGTTAACTCCTAATAGTAGACGTCGAAGATGTCGTGATAGAGGTTGTCCGCTACGAGTCGAGACTCATGGCGGCTGAACAAAAGGTCCTCGATCTTCGTTCGTGTCGGGTCCTCGGGGTGCCGGGCAATCAGAGTAACCTGGAACCGGTTCGCTTTGATATACTTGAGGTTGTCCGCGTACATCGGATCACCCGGATGCCGCTCGTATACGATGCATGGATACGAGAGCTTAAGCGACGGGAGTGGCTGGTAATAGACCTTATCAGACCCGAGGATCTCTACCAGCTTCTCATGGAGAGCTAGCCGTCGGTCCATTATACACCCCCGTCAACTCGAGAACCAGACGGGGGAACTTTAGCTCCACGTAGGAGATCTTCCAAAGTCCCCCCATCCAGCGTACGTACTTAAGATTCTGGATGTTATCCGTTAGAAAACCGTCAGCGATAATGCTGATCTGGTTACTGAGGTTGATACTCCCCAGAATCTCATCGCTGCTACCAAAGCGGCGTGCTTCACGGAAGACGTCGCCATAGTACTGCTTCTCGATTGGTTTGTCTTCCCAAATTCCCGGCTCGGTCTGGACCTGAGTTACAAATCCTATCTCACCGAAGAATTTGGCCATCTATCACGGCTCCGCGACGACGTTACCAGCCTCGGTCTTCCGCTCAACGATGATGGCCGACTTCGGGTGAGTCAGCGCACCGGAGAGGCGGGTCTCCAGCAGGTAGTGGTACTGGTTGAAGCTAATGTCGAAGTCCTCAGCCGCGAAGAGCTGACCACCCTTGTCCGCACCAATGGTGTAATCGGACATATTGACGATGATGCCGAGGGCGTCAACGACACCATTCTTGGTAGAGGTGCGCTGCAGGCCCTTCATCAGCGGGACCTTGACGATCTTCGAGACACCGACGTAGTCAGCCAGCTCGGAGACGCTGCGGAACAGACGGTGACCCATCTTGTCCTTGAGCAGCAGGATCTCGGTGACCATGTGGGGCTCGGCGAACCAGGTCGGGTTACCAGCGCCGTCGTAGTCGTCCATAGCGCGGACAATGGAGTCCAGGACGTCCTCGGTGGTGGTCTCCTTGGCCAGGACGACGCGAGGAGCGTAGAGGCTGTCCTCCTTGTAGATCGGGCGGATACAGTCCTCCTTGATCTTGTCCTTGGAGGAGGCCTGACGACCATCACCGATGAGGACTGCCCGACCGAGCTCCTCCTCAAGCATGATCTTCATCTCGCCACGGATGTAGGAGACGACATCGAAGTCAGTGATGTCAAGGATGTCATCCCTATCCAACCTCTGCTTCTTATAGATGGTGGTCGGCGAGGTGGTACGCTGCAGAAGCGTGAAGACCTCGTCTTCCTTCTTATTGCCCTTCATGTAACCACGGGCCCGCGCCTCGTCGGCCGTGATGTCGGCGAAGCGGGTACGAATGCGGGAGAAGGGGGAGTGCTTAGCAGCGCCGACGACAGAGCTAACCCAATCAGTCTTGCGCTTGATGAACTCCGGCTGGTTCCACAGATCCTTGGCCTCAGGGAAGAGGGTCTCAATCTGCTTGATGCCGTAAGCATCGGCGTGGGCCAGGATGGCCTGCTTCAGGGAGCCGCTGGAGCGAGCGTCCTCGAAGATGGTCTCGACCTGGGCGTGAGTCAGGACGGGGAGCTCCTCGGTGGTAGCGGAGCCCTCGAACACGTTCTTGTGAGCCATAGTATCCTCAGTTGTGTCGGAATGGGCGGTGTCCTCAACCTCTTCGGTCTCCGACTCCTCCGCCTCTTCATCTACGGAATCGACGAGCTGTCCAACGATGGCATAAACCGCCGTCTTCTGCTCCTCTGTCATCCCTTCGAAGATTTCCCCGAGAGTGGGGTCCTCCTCGTCGCCCTCAGCCTCATCAGCCTCCGGCTCCTCCTCAGCGTGCTCGACGTCGTCCGTCTCCTCCGCCTCGAAGTCCTCATCCTCGTCCTCATCACCATGAGAGACGAAGTCCAGCTGTGCATCCGTGTAGATGACAGCCTCGATCTCATCGCCGTCGTCGCCATGCTCGATGGAGACCTGGTCAATGAGAGCGCCCGGGTTGGCGCCACGGAGCACCAGGCTCACCTCGACGAGCTCACCGTGGACAACGTCATTGCCCTTAGCTCGAACATGGGTGGCGTAGATACTCATCGCCTTGATGTCGCCGTTCTTGACCATCTCTCGAGCGGTCCGGCCACGATCGGTGTTATTCAGATGGGCGTAGGCGTAAACCCCATCGTCGCGAACCTCAAGATCGGCATGCCCCAGGACGTTCTCGACGTCACCGTGCTTGTGCTGCCAAACGAGAGGAACAGTCTTCCCATCGTACGCCGCGAAAGCCCCGTGTCGGATTACCTTGTTATCCGAGCACCGAACATCGTTCTTCGTGGCGTAGCCAGAGAAATCGCACTTAACTGCCATTTTGACTACTCTCCATCAGTTCGGAAATTGGTACATCCGCGGCTGGGGTTTCGTCAACCGGCTCTTCGCCGGGTGGCATCTCCTCACCCATCGGATTGATGTTGGAGTTCACCAACTGGTTTGCCGTCTCGTCTTCAGACTGGGCCCAGCCGAACTTCGGACGAAGCTCATTGGCGGTACCAATCTCGTTGCGCTTGACGGAGTCGACCAGCTTGGACATCTCCTCCAGCGGGACGTTGAGGAACGGATCCTCGATCGCCATGATCCGCTGTCGCTGCGTGCGGGCAGTCTTCGTGAGGAAAGTCCTGGTGATGGCATCCGTGATCGCCTTCAGAACTGGACGAACCGTTCGGTTCTGGTAGTTCAGCATCTGACGAGCATCGGCCTTACCGGTGAAGACATCCTCAGTCATTCCGAGCTGGTTGTACAGCTGGGTGGTGAGCCACTGGATCTGGCTCATGAGGTTGTTCTCGGAAGGTCGGTTCAGCTGGGTGATTCGCTCTGCACCATCGGTGTAAGCGATACCGTACTGAGACCCAGCGAGCTGTTCCTCAATCGCCTTGCGGCGTGCCTCGGCCTGCTGCTTCTTCAGCTCAGTCTTGACGACGTATGGAAGCTGAATGATAATGTCCAGCTTACCGGATCCCGACTGCTTGTCGATTGCATCCAGAAGATGCAACTTCTGAGTCAGTCGCTGGAGCGTCGAGTTCGGAGCATTCATCACACTGTACAGAGGATTCTGTACAACCGCGACAAACTCCTTCTCGAGAGTCAGCTGTTCTCGCTGTCCAGTTTGGTCATTGTAGACCTCGACTCGAACATGGCGAGGATACCAGTTCAGGATTGTGCCGACTCGCATAGACTTGATGTCGTAGCCCTGAGTCAGGTCTGGGCTTACATCTGTGTCTACCGGAACGATCGCTACAGCGCCCTCTTCGAAGAGAGTGAGTACCAAATCCTGGAAGAACCCCTGGCCAGTCTGGTCAATATTGGCGCTCAGAGACAGGCAGTCATCAAGGTAGCTACGGTAGTAGCTCTTGAGGTTACCATTATCATCAGTCTTGACATGCCGAATAGGAACATTCGATACGTCAATGGCAATCTGGTTATAGATGCTCGTGACGATTGTCTGGTCGCCGACGACAGGCCGGTAATTCAGGTTCGGGTTACCGAATGTCCACGAACCATACTCCGGTGTGAAGTTCTTCTTGTCCGGGGATTTTGAAAACGCATTCCATGCGTGAGCTAGTCGATCACTAAGACCCATTTCACCTCCTCGCTCATTCGAATGCCTCCTTGTTGATCTTGTATGCCACGAAGGCATCCATCAGAGCAGCCACTGAGTCGATCTTCTCTTCCGAGCGTTTCTTCAGCAGCTTTCGGTTTCCGTTGGTATCCTCGAGAGTGACGCAGTTCCCCATGGTGAAAGACATGAGTTCCTGGTCGAAGATGAGGAGGCGCTCCGAGGCCAGCTTCTTCAGTTCCCCTAGGGGGACCGATTCGGTTCTGGCGCCCTGAATTACCTTCTCAATACCATACGGTCCGTTCTCCTGCTCCCACCTGGTTACGAACTCCTTGGCGTTATACGGGTCAAACCCAAACGCCGAGACGTCGTACTTCTGTTCGTCGATGTATTGGTCTAGATCTTCATAGACCTCCATCATATCCAGGACGGTGCCCTCCATGACTCGGAGGCTTCCTTCTTGGATGAACTCGTCATACTTCTGGCGTAGAGCTCCCGGCAACTTCATGAGCGTCAGCTCAGAGATGTATGCCAGCGTCTTTACGCCGAAAGCCTGATTCCTCAGTGGGAATAGGAAGGTGAACGCACAGAAGTCATCACCCTGAGACAAGTCTGCGCCCATAGCGCACTGCATGTTCCAGAACGTATTCTTCCTGTGCGGGATCGTCTCCTCGTAAGTGAAGAAGTACGTGTATCCCTCCATGGGGATCCCGAACCTCTTGGCGAGGATGTCGTTTCGAGCGGCCGGGGCTTGTTCCATTCGCTCGACGTCCTGCTGGTACCGATCATAAGAGACAGTGATGCCGATGTTCGGCTGGGCTTTCACCCACATAGCAGGATCTGCTACTTCCTTGATGTCATCAAGTCGGTAGTAGAAAATTGAGATGTGAGGGGCGATGTATTCGCCCTTCAGTATTTTAAGCAACTCCATCTTCATGGTGTCGCCCACCGCATTGCGGATGGTTCCTTCGGACGAGACGGCCAGAATGACCGGGTCATCGATCTTAGAGGCACCCTGTTCGAGCGCACCGACCACGTCCTCGCGGATGTCGCCGGAAAGCCACTCATCCACTGTACAAACCTTGGGTCGAAGACCCTGTAGCTTGTCGATGGACATGGGTCGAACCTCGAGGAGGGATCCGGTGAGGAAGTTCTCCACACCCTTCTTCGTAGCAACCAGCTTCTGGCGGTTAGCCCTCGCACCAGTTGTATTTTGAATGGATCCCTCAGTCAGGAACTTATACAGCGGACCTCGGGCACGGGTGATTGCGGTCCTGAATGGACCCATCACCTCTTCCGCCTGCTTCATGGTCGGAGCCGTAGCGATCTGATGTGTCGTTGTAGTATCAATCACCATGAAGTAATTCTGGATGAGTGACATATACATCGACTTCGCTGCTCCACGAGCAACGATCAGATACTGCTTGATTGTTAGGCGCTTCTTTACTGTTTTGGTCTCGTATCGACCGCCGACTCCATCCTCATACGGGACGAAGACCTGGCGATCCTCGAAGTAGTACCAGCCAAGGAGCTGTTCGGCCCAGAGCTTGAAGCTGTCGAGCAAGTGGAGGTCGGCTCCGTCGGACAGCGTGAGCTCATTCTCGCAGTAAGCGATGAAGCCCTCTACAGCCTTGTCGTCGTAGTAGTATTCCGGGTTTGCGATCAGAGCATCGATGCGATTCATCTCACATGAGATCTCTTCGCATACCGGAATCTCTCCTCGGACGACTGCATCTCGAAACTGCCCGTAGTATTTTGGTACTGCGGTGTTTGAGAGCATTACTTAGCGGTGCTCCCTGGGTTGCGGGGATACCGCTTCTTCTTTGGCGAGGGCTTTGTCTGCTTGTATGACTTAGGCTTCTCGATCTGCTTCGGAGTCTTACTCTTTGGAAGAGCCGGACCCTTGACCTTAGTAGGTCCGCCAGTCGACCGATACTCAACCTTAGCCTCTTCTGCGACAACGGAGGCAGCCTCAGCGGCTTCCTTGGCCTTCTCTGCTGCCTTCTTAAGGGTCTCGGCCGTGGACTTACCAGTCTTGCCAGGATCGAAAGACTTATCAAAGGCGGTCTTCATAGCCTTGGTTGCTGCGTACGTTCCGGCCTTGGTCAGAGAGTTCTCGAGGATCGATCGAGTGACTTCACGACCTCGAACCAGGTGGCGATCGGCCTTGAGCTCCCGATAGCGTTTCTCTTGCTCCAGCCGCTTAATTCGAGATTGAAGCTCGGAGTCGCTGATCTTCTTGTATCCGCGGTTTGCGAACTTCTTTCGGGCCTTTGCGTCGGCCTTTGCCTGCTTCTTTCCGGCAACTCGAGCGTCATGTGCCTGCTTTGCCTTCTGAACCTTTGCCGCTCCGGTACGAGCGGTCTTGATGGTTGTCTTAGTAGCATTTGCCGTGAATCGGCCACTCTTCTGGAGGGCCTTGACAGTTGCTGCACGGCCAGCAGACGCCTTCTTACGAATGACGCCCCATTTCTGGCCCTTTACGCCGTGGTGGACGAGGTCTTCTACCTCTGCTTCCCCTCGGTCTGGTAGATCAGTCGCCATGCTGCCTCCTCGATCAGCTTCTGGTAAGCTTGAACCAAGAAGGAGTTCCCCGGTGGGTCGAAGAACAGCTTAACCTTCATGGCGATGTAAGACTTGATAGCCGCTTCGTCGTTGATGTCATCAAAGACAGTCCAAGCGGTATCTTTCTCAATCGGGGCGTCGCATTTTGGCCCCAATTGTGCGAGATCCATCCGCGCAGTGTTGATGTGCATCAGGATCTGATCGTCGAAGGCGTTATATCCCGGCATGATGCCGATTGCCTTCTTAGTGTCTTCAAGAATGGTTCCCATTAGATCCTCCAGGGAGCTTGATCATTCGGTCGACGCTCAACAACTCGTGGTGTCAACCTCGATCGGTCTCCGAAGTGTATCGCGTTGTGGGTATTCTTGGTTGTCGTGATGAGAAACTCTGGCTCGAGGATGTCTGGATTGAATTCCTCGAGATCTTTGGGCTGAATCGGATTCATGTGGTGGATCAGCGGCATGTATCTGATGTCAAGCCCCTCGATCCCGAGGTCACAGGCTTCATCTCGAGCCAGAACAAAGTTCCTGACCTTCTTCCACTCCGTAGAGGTGTAGAATCGTTGGTTCAGGTAACGATCGAAGCCAAACGTGGCTGTACCGACTTGCCCGGTGAGAGCCAGGTAGTCAAACCGCTCCTCAAAGGTCTCGAGGCGCGCCAGTTCAGTATACGTTCGTAACATCTCCCGCTCCAGAGTATGTACGGAAGGCTTCGATGGCTTCTTTGGCAATCTTCTCGGCTTGCTCAGCGCTGACGAGCGCCGTCTTCTTCGCCTCGAGGAGTGCTGTTTCGTTCCTCAGCTTCTCTACCTCCAGCTGTTCTCTTGTGGAGGCGAGCTTGAGGTAGTGGTTCACCGTGGTTGCCGGTGCTGTACCCTCTCGAAGCTGCTTCTCGGCAAGCTCAAGCGCCAGGTTTATCATTTGCGCTTCGCGTTGCTCTACAGTTCGAGCTGGTTTAGATGGGGTTGCGGCCCTTTTACCCATAGTTGCTCCTTAGATAGAGGGCGTTTGGGGCCAATTAGGGGTTAGATTCTAGGGCCCGTTGTGAGCGAGACCAGCGGGAAGAAAGGAGCACACGAGAAACTTCCCGTGGGCCCTAGATCCTAATCCCCAATTGGCTTTCCAAATAT